CTTGGAACTTATGAAATGTAAGTAGTGATGACCAATGAAAACATATACACCAACACGCGAGCAACTATGTTTCCTCGTAGGATTCATAGTAGGCGCAGCGACTCATGAGCCGATTACTCTGATGGTGGGTATATGATAGTTAGACCTTCGTTATATCACAACACTTCTCCTGGAGATGCGGGGGAAGTTTTTGAAAGAGCCATGGATGTTTCAGCACTTGTGGCTCGGTTTTTTCTTCCTGTACCGGACATTTCCGTAGGGAAGCATGATATTTATGCTAATGATCCACGAGATGCGTATTTATCGCCTCTAGATTTCGTTCCTTTCGGCGTAGTTCATAAAACTGGCCGAGGGGTGAGAGCAGTTTACCGAGGTAGACGATTAATTTCAATGGGCTTCAGCGGTTTTGGTCGAGCGAAAGTAAAAGAAGGTGCAGTTAAAATTGGTACTGCAATATCTTCTAAGATTGTAGGTAGTTACCGCCCTGGCACTTCAGGGAAATCAACACGAATGTCACCGGGTGCTCCGGTATATGATCAGTCACGGGTAGACTCTAGTCTTACCAGCAAGTCGAAGACCCGTGGCAATAAACCTTCTACAAAGAAGTTCCTTCCTGGAACAACACCATACGCCTACAAGCCGAAACGTGGAGAACGTTGTCGCAAAGGCTACAAGTCTGAATTGATTATGGGCAGACGTATGTGTGTAAAAATAGATTGACGTTAGTCCCACATCTATCAAAAGCATTATGCGTATTTTTTGTGGCTCTTTTTTAGTAAAAAAGGCCAAGAGTTATATTTGAACCGCTATTCGTAAGGTTATGGTAAGACTAAACAATAACCACGACCCGCTTTGCAAATGCCCACTTTGTGCATGGTGGCAAAGATGAGATGTTCCAGGCCACATTGTGACACACGAATTGCTGTGACACAACCGAATGCTAAACAATGCGCACGCTGTCTTCGGATTTTGGGGTCCATCTGATGCCCTGGAGCTGTACTCGCTGTTCCAGGAAAACCAAAGGTTTCAGAAAAGGACGATCTCTTTGCTTCGTCTGTCAATCCTACGAGAGGAATAAAGATGGTTTCGGAAAATGGAAATCATAATTCCTGTGTTGTATGTAAACACTTTACAGTAGCTACTCGGCACGATATCCGTAAACTAGTTTGGGATCGTTCCAGGAGTGTGGGCCTCCAGTCGTGGCAGATTAAGGAATCTTTATGTGAGAGACATCGACACGATGGGTTCAGCGCACACAGCCAAACCGTAGGAAGGCCGGTACAAACTGGGCGTCCGGAGGCAGGGAGTGAACCTCAAGCACCCCTGCTTCCCACCTTTTTTAGTGATGTTACAGGGAACTACATAGATCCAATCCGTAACAAGTATGGTTGGAAGTTAAAACTTCGCCGCTTCTTCAAGAGAAGCCTTCCATAACAATTATGGACGGTGGTTGTCGGTGGGGGCACTGCCGCCCGTAGGAAGGCATGAATAAAATTCTGATTTTTTCACCTAAAAGGGTGCTGACTCGCTAGGGCATCGTGGGTTTTGGGCTAATCTACGACTATTTTATAGGGATTAGCCCGTTGCGCAATCTATGAGCACAACAAGTAACAAGATTGTTTCAGTCGTTCAATCTAACAGTTCTACACTAAAATTGTATTTAGACACCGCAGCTGAGTTGTCTAAAATTGATAGACTTAATCATCATCAAGTTACAGAGCAAGGAGTTCCCCTGGTATACGATCTGATGATAACAGCAACAGCACAAGTTAATGCTACTGCGGCATATCCGACTTTACCTGTCGCGAATGGCGTCTGTTATACAGCTCCAAAAAATTGGCAGACTAGAAATTCCGTTCGTCAAGCCCACTTTACTCGTGAGGATTTACGAAAAGAGTCTGGGGTTTCTAAGGCTTCTATTGGAAAGTATGCTAAGAACATGAGATTTAATCTTGATTCTACCATGTGGGGCATACCTTACAAACCAACCGCTTCAATTCTTGCCGCTGACGGCGCAACCCAAAGGTTGTATGCAACTGCAGATCCTCTGTCATATTGCGAACTGACGTCGGCACCTAATATGGGCCAGAATTTCAATGGCGGTGTGTGGGATTATACCCAGTTGGCGCAAGTTAATACCGTTGCTGGCGTTCAAACAGATGCAGATGATTTCTATATGAATCTGTGTGGTGGGCACTCAACTTCTACTAGTGGTGGGCCATATACTTACATTGGTGTATTACAGGCCTATAATCAGAGGCGACAAACCGTTAGAGACGCCTCTACTGTGACAGCAGGCGGAGATACTCAATTTATTAATAACGAATCTCCGTTTTTCCGTGTTCCTCAACAGGATGTCTCAGAGGATGCTTATGTTGATATTACTCTTGATGAGCAAGATAATCCTCCTTATGATCGCAATGTAGCAACTGCAGATGATCCAGATGCTTTGGCGATTCAACCCGCTGAGCGTTTTACGATTACGAATTCATTGGGTGAAGTTTCCTTCAGAGTCCAGGCTCCGCTTGGATTAGTTCACTTAGAACTACGTGATCTCTGGGGTAAAGGTCAAGAATTGGAACCTCCAGTCTGGACGTCTCAAAATCAATGCTTAACTTTCGAAATTGAAGTTCTTGGAACTTATGAAATGTAAGTAGTGATGACCAATGAAAACATATACACCAACACGCGAGCAACTATGTTTCCTCGTAGGATTCATAGTAGGCGCAGC